ACTAAACCATTGGTTAAAGATATTGATAATGACCAAACCAAACTATTACAAACACCCAATAATAATGTTTATCCCACCAACACTCATTCGATTGTTGGGGGTAGTAACAACGTGTTGAATAATGGAAATGAAAATAGTTTGATTGTTGGAGATAATAATTACGTTGCTTCTGATTTAGGTTCAGTAACGGTTGTAGGTAGTGATGCCAATGTATTGAATAAAGATATCACAATCGGTGGTAATGGTGGTTATCGCGGTGAAGTTCAAAGTGGAATAATACATTTAATCGGTAAAGGTGATTTCACTAACAACACCACTTACATCAACCTACAAATCGGAGGTGTCGATAGTTACCTTATGCCTGATGATACTATGTGGATTGTGAAGATTCTATTGAGCGGAATGCAACACGATGGAACTTCAATGGATGGAACAATAAGCGGTGAATACAATTTGCATATGATCAATAACGCAGGAACAATCACATTTGTTAATGTAACAACAATCGATGAAACATTCAACAATATGAATGGCCGATTGGATTGGGATGTTGTTATTAGTGGCACGACATTTTATCCACGAATCAAATTGGTTGGTTCAACTACCTATCCCGAAGATGATATGAAATTTACAGCATTAACCACATATGTACAATATAACTATGCATAACCCACAAATGACATTTAAAAACATTCAGCAGTTAGTTGAATTAGGACACGGAGCAAAACTGCCGAGCAACAAAAATAATCTACCCAATTGGGTAACTATGCTTATTAATTTGAGCGTTATTGCTACAATGATTTTAGGAACACTTTACATTTTTAATTTAATCTGATGGCAAAAAAATATGTAGTTGAATTAGATGTTGATGCATCGGCAGCAAATCAATCGATTGATGTAGTTGGTGATAAAGTAAAAAACATTGGTGAACAAGGTAAAAAGAGTGCGGAAAAAGCCAGTAGTGGATTTAAAAAGATGGCTGAAACAATTACCAAATCACTTGGTGTTGTTACTCTCATCGCAGGTGCATTAAATATAGTCAAAGATATAATCGCTCAAAATCAAAAGGTTGTTGATTTTTTCAGCGTTGCTTTTGGTGTTTTGGCAGATACGGTAAGAGCAGCATTTGATTACGTTACCAATAATGCAGGAAAGGTAGTTGAATATTTTGAAGCAATCTTTGAGGATCCAGTTCAATCTTTAATCGATTTTGGAAATGCCATTAAAGAAAATATAATTGAACGTTTTGTTTCTTTTGGAGAAACATTAGGATTGATTGGTAAAGCTGTTGCTGAATTTTTTTCAGGTGAATTTTCTCAATCGTGGGAGACATTAAAACAAGCAGGAAAAGAAAGTATTGATGTATTAACTGGTGTTGATGATACGGTTGATAAAGTCAGCGAAGCGGTTAGTGAAGCGGCAGATACATTTGGAAAGTTTTTACAAAAGTCCATTGATAGCAATAAAGCATTAGTTGATTTGCAAAACAATGCGAAAATCGCTGCGGCTGAACAGCAAAGATTGGCTGAACAATATGATAGAAGTGCGGAATTATTAAGACAAGCGCGAGATGATGAGAGAAAATCCATTGATGATAGGATTAAAGCGAATGATGAATTAGCCAATATTCTCGACAAACAAGAAAAAGCCGAATTAGCAGCAGCCAATGCACAGATAGCAGCAGCACAAGCGACCTATCAACACAATCAAACCATCGACAATCAGGTTGCATTGACACAAGCGTTAGCGACTGCGGATGGTGTTCGTGCTAAAATAGCAGGATTAAGGTCAGAACAGCAAATGAATGACCTTGCATTGAGCAAAGAGAAGAATGAATTGCTCAAAAAACAAGCTGAAAGTGAAGCCCAGTTAGACATAAATCAGCAAAAGTTCTATGCATCGCGAATAAAGAATGATGAAAATAGGATAAATGCATTGATTAAAATTGCTCAACAAGAAAGAGCAATTGAACTCCAAAGATTACAAGAACAAATAGATACTTACGCGGTAGGTACACAAGCGCGATTAGATGCAGAAACGGAATATGCTGCAAAAAAACAAGAGATAGATCAGCAAATTATAACTCTTGAAGATGACAAGAAGAAAGCCGTTTTGGATAGGATTAAAACGGAAGCTGAAAATGAGCAGAAATGGCAAGAGCAGAAATATGAATTAGCAGCAGCATCAATGACTGCGTTAGCTGATTTGAGTTCGGCATTAGAAGCGGCAGGGGTGTTAAATGCAGAACAAGCGTTTAAGGTAAATAAAGCATTGATGATTGCACAATCTACAATGAGTGGGATACAAGCAGTAAATGCTGTATTGGCCGATACTACTTTACCAACGGTTGTTAAAATTCCATTAGCGGTGGCAACAGGAATTAGTGCCGCAGCGAATGTGGCTAAAATCGCAGCAACTAAATTTAATTCAACTACAACTCCAACATCAAACACTCCACCAACAGCGAATAATACGAATACTACAAGTACATCTGCTCCAATGTTGGATTTATCTTTTCTAAATAACCAAACAAATCAACCGCAACCGCTACAAGCATATGTACTCGCAACCAACGTAAGTACAGCGCAAGAAGCAAATGAGAAAATAAAAGACCAGTCACGAATAATTAAATAATATGAGCGAATTTAAAGTAATTGAATACACCATAGACGATAGCGGCTATCTCGGTGTAAATTGTATTTCATTAGTCGATAAACCTGCCATTGAGGTGGATTTTGTTGCATTGAAATCAGCAAAGAAAATGAACCACGCAGCAGTTGACGAAGGTGAGCGAAGGATGTTATATGGCGCGGTTATGCTTCCCGAACAATTGATTTACCGGGTTGATTCCGCAGGTGGTGAATACTATGCGAAATACAGCGCAGAAACCATCAATAAAATCGCGCAGGAATATCTTAAAAGAAATATGCATCACAATTCTAATCTTCAACACGAGATTCCAATTACTGGATGTACGGTTGTAGAATCGTGGATTAAAGAAGGTGAACACGATAAAAGCCAAAACTTTGGATTTAATTTTCCCGATGGTACTTGGTGCATTGGAATGAAGGTAGATAATGATGAGGTGTGGCAATCGATTAAGCAAGGCGATGTAAAAGGATTTTCATTAGAAGGATTCTTTACCGAATTGAGTGATGAATATTTAGCTGAACAAGAAATCGAAAAGATAATGCGTGAGTTAACTGCCGAGTTAAACTCGTGAGTTCGTTAATTACCCGACAAACAAAAAGCCCCCAACGTTTTGGGGGTTTTTCGTACAAAGGAAATTAAACTAAAACAAAAACTAAACGATCAAACTACAAAACAAATTTACGCTTAATGCTACATATATACGAGAAAATAATTTTAACAATGAATAAAGTAAATGAAATCGTGAGTAAGTACGCAGATCGTTTGAAGTCATTTGGCATTAAATTAAGTGCTGAAGGCGAAATCGAAGCGGCTGCTCCAGTACGTTTTGCAGTTGCAATTCTTAAAGATGGTGTTGAAGTAACTTCACCCGATGAAATGATTGCCGTTGGTAGTCCATTATTTGTAAAGGACGCCGAAGGTAATGAAGTTCCTGCACCCGATGGTAAACACGAAACTGCCGAAGGCAAGTACATCGTAACCGTTGGTGGTGTTGTAACTGAAATTTTAGAACCCGAAATGGAATCCGAAGAAGTGGCCAAAGAAGAACAAGCCGCTTTTGATGGTGTTTCAAAAGAGGAATTTGAGTCCACTATTAACGCGTTAATTGAGCAATTCGAAAGCCGCATCAATGCGTTGAATAGCGAGAAAGCGCAACTATCTGCACAAGTAGAAAAGATGAGCAAACAACCTGCAACGGAGAGCGTGAAGAAAGTGAATGCTCCTGCTGCATCTGCTCCAATCAACTTGTCAAAGATGGATTCTAAAAATAGAATTTTTTCGATAATAAATAAATATAAATAATTAAATAAAAAAAAGAAATGGCTGATTCATTAACCATTACAAGCACCTACGCAGGTGAGTTAGCGTTACCATATATCAACGCTGCTATTTTATCAGGAGATACATTAGCGAAAGGATATGTTACTCTTAAAGAGGGTGTAAAATATAAAGCAGTATTAAAGAAGTTGGCTAATTCAGCTTCATTGGTACAAGCTGCCGCTTGTGATTTTACTCAACAAGGTTCATTGACATTAACCGAAAGCGTGTTAACTGTTACTGGTGAAACTATTGAATACACAATTTGGCAAGGTGATACCGCAGGAACTTACACTTCATTTGATGGATTCGAAAAGAAATTGAAAGCTGGTTTAAGTGGTTCTGCTGATCAAACTTGGGCAGCTACTTTGGATGCATCAACTGTTATCGCAAATATGAATGCAGTTATCAATGCACTTCCTGCCGCTTTGATTGGAAGTCCTGATACTAAATTGTATGTGAATCGTGCAACTGCTCAATACTATCGTCAAGCGATTACAGCTTTGGGTTATATGCAAATGTATCAAGCTGCGGATGAGTTTAACTTGCAATTCAATGGATATGACATTTATGTTTGTCCCGGTATAAGCACAGGAACAATCATAGCCGCTCAACCATCTAACTTGTTTGTTGGTGTTGATGCTAACTCTGATTTCGCTGAAGTGAAAGTAGTTGATATGTCTTTGACTGATGCTTCTGACAACGTTCGTATGGCAATGAGATTCCGCACTGGAGTACAAATTGGTGTATTGACTGACTGCGTAATCGGACATAACTAATATTAACCACATATAAAAGGGGAGTGGTTACGACTGCTCCCCTATTTATTAAAAAAACCATATAAAACAATGAGTTGTACAATAGGGACTGGATTCGGTTTACAGTGTAAAGATGGGATTGGTGGCATTAAAAAGATTTATTTGAATGCTCACGATCTATTCGCAGGTCAATTGACTATTGATGGCACTACTCAAGAAGTAAGTGCATCTGCATCTACTGCAAAAGTATTTGAGTTCATCTTACCAAAATCAACAGGTAGCTTCACTGAAGAAGTGGCATCCAGTGTTGAGAATGGCACGATTTTCTACACACAAACCGTTACCGCATCATTCCACAAATTAAGTTATCAACGCAGAAAGCAATTAGAGTTAATTGCTAAAAATCGTTTATTTGTGATTGTGTTAGATAACAACGACAATTATTGGGTGGTTGGTTATGAGGATGGAGCAGAAGTAACTGCAGCGTCAACAATGACAGGAACAGCCAAAGGTGATATGAATGGTTACACCATCACATTCACTTCTGATTCAAAAAACAAAGCATATCGAATTGAGGATGGTGTATTTGCATCTGATTTCTCAATTGATACCACACCACTTGTTTAATAAATTTGCAGCGTGAATTACCTGCAATCAAATACTGCATCTCAAACTCTCCTGCTATCACTTAAGCAGGGGAGTTTACTTTTTTCAACAACCTACACCGATTATTTGTTGGTGTTACAAAATGAATTAACTTCGGAATTGTTATATGTGATTCCAACGATTATTACCGAAAATGATAGGATTACGACTTTGGGCATTAGTACGAACTTTAATGATCCAACTAATGCATCGATTCTCATCAATCACGGTGGCCGTTGGAATTATATTGTTTACGGTCAAAATTCAAATACTAACTTGGATCCTGCTGATGCTGTGGTGGTCGGTGAAATTGAAAGGGGATTTATTGAATTTTCTTCGCTCATTAACTACTACGACCAACCAACGCTAACCATTCCATCTGATATCGAATACAATGCCTAATATAGTTGACGAAATAAAACAACGCATAGGAGCAACGCAAGTTGAACTATCAAAGTACGTGAAGATTCAACCAATAGAGATTGAAGATAGGAAGGGATTTGTGAGTTATGGGGAAGGGAATACATTTCCAAATTATATCATCGAACTATACAACGAATCGCCAGTACACGGAAGTATTGTAAACTCGATTGCGTTTATGATTGCAGGACAATCATTCGTATCAAGTAGCGCAGAAGCATCGAATGAAATAACACGATTACAATTAGATAAGATAAGACACAGCACCGCTCTTGATTTGAAGTTACACGGTGGCTTTTATTGGGAAATTATTTGGTCGATGGATAGAAGTACCATTGCTCAAATCAATCATTTACCTTTTGAGAATTGTCGTTTATGTGTGAGCGATGACAATGATGATGTGAATGGTATTTATTACTCGCGTGATTGGAACGATACGCGCAAAAAGAAGAACACACCTTCTTATATTCCGATGTTTAATCCCGATTACAAAGATGAATGTCCAAAACAAGTGATGTTCGTTCATTCGATTGTACCGGGCAGTGAGTATTATCCCAAACCAGATTACATAGGTGGTGTAAATTACATCGAGTTAACGCGTCAGATTAGCGAATATCACGTTAATAATATATTAAACGGCTTTTTTCCTTCATTGATTACTTCGTTTAATAATGGCATTCCATCGTTAGAGGAACAACGAATGATTAAGAACCAATTGCAACAAGCCATACAAGGAGCGGAGAATGCAGGGAAGGTACTTACATTTTTCAACGAGGATAGAGATCGTGGTGTAGAGTTCACTTCATTTCCAATATCGGATGCAGATAAGCAATATGAATTTTTGAGTGAAGAAAGCACCAAACAAATATTGATTTCTCACCGCGTTACAAGTCCATTACTTTTCGGTATTCGTGATGGTGGTGGATTAGGTTCAAATACCGATGAAATGAAACAAGCGATGTGGATTTTCACCAAACAAGTAATTGAACCATTTCAACGAATGATTACTGATAGCATCGAATATTTGTTTTCAGTTATTGCAATAAATGCAACAGTTGAAATTACTCAAAATGATTTGATTTATTCACCGCCTGCCAATACTACTCCCACCACTCAAGTAGAGCAAAAAAAAAAAGTTTTAGCGGAGGAGAACTCTTTTGCTCCCACCGATGAAATGGCCGCAGAAGCGGAACTTGGTTTAAAGTGGCGCGATGAATTTGGTAGAGGTGGAACGGAGGTAGGTGTAGCGCGTGCGCGTGATATTAGCAATAAGCGTAATTTGTCATTTGACACCGTGAAGCGAATGAACTCTTATTTCGCAC